TTGCTGCGCCTCACGCCCGGCATCGACGGTGATGCGGCGCGGAGTGGTGAACGCGACGCGCGTCCAGCCGTCCTGCTCCGGCAGCCGTTTGGTGGCGATGGCGTCGCCGATCACGAAAAGCCAGACGGGTTTGATGAATCGCTCGATGAGGATGAGCTGCCGATACGAGAAACGCCGGTCAGCTTTCGCCACGACCAGCCGCACACCCGCGCCGCCGATCTTGCTCGAATCCGCCGCGAACTCGAATGGGATGTGACCGAGTGCAGAGTCGCGGCGCAGGTGTTCGAGAAAGCCGGTGAATGTCGGGCTGGGCCGATTGGGCTGAAAGCTGTCCAGCGACTCACCGGGCTTCAGCGATACGAGCTTGCCGCCGATGATCTTTTGCAGCGCGCCGGGTTCGCTCGCCTCGGCCCCGGCGGCGCCGGGCTTGCCGATGGAGAAATCCCCGTCCTCGTCCAACTCGCCACGCTCCGTCTTGAGCACCCGCGACACATCGCAGTTGTCCTTCACGGCGTGCTTCTCCAAGGCGATCAGCTCCATCTCATCGAGGAGGTGGTTGATCGAGTGCTGCAACGTCGGAGCGTTGCGCACCGCGCTCGCACTTTCCGGCTCGAAGACGTGGAGCATGAGCCCGGCAGCCAGGTCGCGGAATTTCCCGTCGTCGAGCTGCACGCGGTAGAAGCCCGGTGCGCCGAAGGCGTCGAAGCCGATGCCGTCGTCGGTGTCGTTGCGGTCGCAGTCGTTGATGCGGTGCGACTCGATGAGCTGAAGTCGCGGGAGGGCATCCGCGTTGCGTGTCTTGTGGACGAAGTATTCACCGTCCACGTCCATGCCCCGGCACACGAGCGCCTGGCACTCGGCGAAGCAGAAGCGGTTGGTGACCTCGCAGCGCGCGGCCCATCGCGCGAAGTATTCTTCGGCACCCTTGTTCCATTCCGGGCTCGGCGAAAGCGCCTGCGGCTTGATGCCGTCGCCGGTCGCGTAGATCGCCATGCTGCCGACCAGCTCGCGCACGAAGCCGGAGTTCTTGTGCAGGTAGCGCGAGCGCCGGACCAGTTCGCGACGCGTGCCCGGCAGCAGATCGAGCTTCGCATCGCGCGGGGCCGCGCCCGGCACACGGCCGCGCCGGGGTGAATGGTTCGCCGCCTCGTATGGGCTGAACCACGCTTTCGGCAGAATCCGAGTGATGATGGAGCGCAGCGGATTCATTTGGGCAAATGACCGATGACGACGCTCGTGCCGACACGAACGGCGCGTCCGTAGATTTCCGGCGCGAGTTTGCGCAGCGCCGTCTGACACGCTGCGATGATCGCGTGGATTTCGTCGATGCGGCGCTTGGTGATGCTGCTGCCGGATTCGGACCACGCCGCAAGCGTGCGCTTCAACTCCGCTTTCTGAGCGGCGAGGATTTCTTCCACCTCTGCGCGGGTGAAGCCAATCGTGTAGTCGGGCGCGGCCATGATGGATTACGCGAACGCGGATTCGCCGCGCTCGCGGCGGGCGCGCAGCTCGGCGAGCATGTCGCGCTCGCTCTTGTCGCGCGCCCACGCGGGCCGGAATTGGAAGTGCGGCTCGTCCTGAATCGTCTTCCAGTTGCCGCCCCATTCGAGGCCGAGTTTGATGCCAAGCGCGCCCACCGCTTTGTAGGCCGGAGATTCGTCGAGGTAGCGACCGCCCTCGAACACACCGATGTCGAATGCGATGCCGAAGTTGTGATTGGAGTAGCCGCCGCGCGCATTGGTGACAATGCGCCCGGACTTCGTGCGACCTTGTTCGTAGAGCGCATCCTGCTCCGCAAACGTCCGCGTGCCGGAGATGATCTTGATGGCGATGCCGATGGCGGCGGCACTCTCTATGAGCGCACGCGCGAGCGGCTGAACCTGCGGGAGCAACGTAGCGATGCTTCGCTCGCTGCGCTCATCGGCGAGCGTCGCGGGAGCGGACGGAACGGGGGGCTCGCCTACGAGCGAGCGGTAGATGGAATTCCACGTCTGCGGCCCGGGATTGCCGTCCACGGTGACGCCGAGCTTCGCCTGCACCGCGCGGATGGTGGCATCGAGGGTCATTTCGCGTAGCCCTTTTTCGGCAGCGCGAACTCGACCGCACCGCCGCCGTATTTCGGATTCTGATACTCGACGCGGACGAGCGAGCCACAGCCGCTGAGCAGCCAGGCCAGCATCACGACTGCGAGGAACGCACTGCGCGGTAACGCATACCAACACAACGCGGAGCGGTCACTGCATAGCCGCCGGAGCGGCAAACCGAGGATGAGTTTGAGGGGATATAGGAAAGTGTCCTGCTTCATGCCGGCTCCGCCGCGTCAACCGCTGCGTCCTCGCCCGCCGGTTCTGCGGGCACGACGGCCTCGCGTCCGATGAGCTTGAGCATCGTCGCTGCCGCCGCCTGCATCGCCTCGCAGTCGAGGTAATGGTTGGGCCGCTTGCCGACCTGTTTCCAGAGCCACTTCCCGCCGTCCTTCACGCGCTGCTCGCTTTCCATCTGCGCGAGATAATCGTCGTCGATGTCGTCCGGCACTTCCCACGTCGCGCCACGCTCCGGGTCTTGATTGCGCCGCAGCCGCGCGAGCGTGTCCTTGATGTTCAGGTTGCTCCAATAGTGGACGAAGCAATGGCGGGTGTGACCGAGCACGACCTTCCGGCGCGGCGAGTAGAAGCGCTGGATGCTTTTGCCGCTCTTGGTGCGGTGGACGAACGTGGCGCGCCGGTCGCCCATCAGCGCGACCCAGCCGCGGTCGGCGCACTCGCGATAGACGTCATAGGTCGCGTGGCCGGCGTCGAGAAAGACCAGGCTCGGGTGGATGCCAAATCGCGCCTGTAACGCCTCCACGTCCTCGAATGTGAGCAGCCGCTCATTCCAGACCAGGCGAGACGAACCAGTCGCGCTCCACGAGCGCACGATGGCAAACAGATGATCGAGCTGGCAGTCCACGGTCAGGACGCGGAGCGGAGCGGAAATGTCGCCCGGCTCGAACGGTGCCGCGACGAGCTGGCCGCGTGCGTTCACACCGGCCTCGTCTTCCCACAGCTCGCCCTTGTGGTAGCCGCTCCGCGTGATCTCGAGCTTGTAGTCCTCGGCATACTCGCGCCACGGCACCGCGAGCCGCTTTTGGTAGAATTGCTTGAGCGCGGTGATGTCGCCGCGCCGAGCGATGGCCTTGGCGCGCAGATACAGCTCCGCGAGCGCGCCCCAGCTCATTGTGCAGAGCGCGTTCCAGTGGAAGCCGACGTTCTCCTTGGCCGCGCGCGTGTTCTGCACGACGAAGCGCCCCGTCGCGTTCAGCTCGCGCCGCGTCCGGTCGCTGTCGTCAAAGTAGTGATTGCACGACGCGCACCGCATCGCCGCCGTGCGCCGGACCTCGGCGTAATCCCATTCGCCGGCTTCATCGCGCGCCGATTTCGACCACTCAATTTGCTCCCACGACCACGGCTGCCGTGTGCCGCACTTGGGGCACTGGAACATCCACTCCCGCATGTCGGTAGTCTCGAACTTGCGGTGCGTGTCGTCATTTTCCTCGCCGCCTTGGCTCATGAACACGCACTTGCTCAACCAGCCGAACGCGGTAACGCGCGCCTCGGCCTCGGCCATGTGACCAACGGGCCAGCGCCAGGTCTCATCGCCGATGAGCCAGCGGATCGAACGTCGCTGGAGGTTCGTCTTGTTGTGCGCGCCGAGCACCCACAGCGTCATTCCATTGCGGAAATGAATCGTCGTGTTCCGCTTTTTGTGGCGGTCAGTGGGAAAGAGCGCCTTCACCGGCGCGCAGTCCTCGAAGAGCTTGTGCAGCCGCGACTCCGCCTGGTCTTTCGCGTCGTCGTCAGTCTGGTCGAGCCACAGCGTCGGGCCGGGGAGATTGGCGATGATGTGGCAGAGGCCAAGCTCGCCCACGCTCGTCTTGCCCGACTGAATCGCCGCGATGATGAACACCAGGCGGACACGCGGGTCGATTAGTGCTTCGAGCGGCTCGCGGATCTGCGGCGAGTTGTCCGAGCGAAAGCGGCCGGGGATGGGCGAATATGGAATCGAGCCGATGTGCTCCTCGGCCCATGCCCACGGCGGACGGCGATCCGGCGGACGCCACGCCTCACGCCAAATGCTGTCGAGGTCCGATGCCGGACGGGCGATGACGTTCATCCGGCGTGCAACACTGCGAGAACTTCATCAATCGCCTTGCGGCACTCCTCCTGGATGCCGGTCGCGTCGAGGCCGGAGAGGATCGGCGGTAGCTCGTTCTCGAATTTACGACGGAGCAGAGCGGTGGCCTGACCGATGTGATGCGTCCACTCGCCTCGTACTTGCTCGATGGGGATGAACTCGCCGCGCTTCACCGCCAGCCGCAGCTCGCGCTCCTCGACCTCGGCCAAAAGTTTGCGCGCTTTGAGCGCCTGCTGGACGTCTGGCGCTTCCTCTCCGCCCTTCAGCCCGCGCTGCCGCATGAACTCACGCCACTGCCCGACGTCATGCAGCCCGTTCGCCGCCGGCTTTGGC